TACGATGTCCGCTGGGAGACTCTCAACTCTAAAGACTTCGGCGTTCCGCAGGATCGAGAGCGAGTGTTTATTGTCGGACGTCTTAGAGAAAGAAGTGGACGCGAAGTATTATCTCAGTCAAAAAATGGTGGACTATCTCATTCAAAGAGCGACGCAAACAAAGGACGGCCACAAGCCGAGGTTTGTTCAACAATAGATACGCGCTTTGGGCGGAGGGCGGACGGAACATTCATAGCGCGCAAGATTAATCAGGTGGGTCAACTATACGACTCTGAATATTTTGGTGGTAATCCACAACGCGGGCGCGTGTACGGTGACGGGCTTTCGCCGACTCTTACGAGCATGCAAGGCGGCGGACTAGAGCCTAAAGTGTTGATTGACGGTAAAGGTCAAGGATATAAAGTTTACGATACTGGCGGAGCGGTTGGGGCACTTACCAATAAGGGGCGACCGCTTTGCGCCGTGCGTCCTGTGCTTACGCCGGACAGAGTTAATAAACGGCAGAACGGCCGACGATTTAAGAATAACGGCGAGCCGATGTTTACGCTGACTACGCAGGACAGACACGGAGTGGCAATCATTGATGGTACTGAAGTGGAAATTCGCCGACTTACACCGCGCGAGTGTTGGAGACTGCAAGGAATGGACGATGAACGGTTTGATAAAGCGCAAGCTGCAGGATTGAGCGACAGGCAACTGTATAAGCAAGCCGGTAACGCGGTTACGGTAACTGTCGCAAAAGCAATCGGCGATGCAATTATGAACGAGGTGGAGGAGTAAATATGGCACGAATATTAAACGAAAAGGAAATACAGCAATTAGGAATAGTGAAAGAGTTGCTGAAAGATTTTAGTGCGACTCAAATATTTGAGATTTTCTTAGGAGCGGAAAGCGGGGTTGACGTGTCAATATACGCCAACACTGATTACGATAAAGAGCAAATGCAAGAAATTCGTAACGGTCTTGAAAGCGGAGTTAACGCCTCTCTGTATGCCGATCCTAAATATAGTTCTGATCAAATGAGTGTAATCCGTGATGGTCTTGAGACCGGCGTAGACGTGTCTATTTATGCCGATCCACGGTTTGGAGAAATGGAGATGAGGATAATTCTCAAAGGTCTTGAAGACGGTGTAGATGTATCAGCTTATGCTGATACAAAGTTTGACTCATATCAAATGAATGAGATCCGCATAGGTCTTATGAGAGGACTCGACACAACTGTTTACGCCTATCGTAAATTTGACTATAACCAAATGCGTGAAATCCGTATCGGTCTTAAGAATGGAATTGACGTATCTCTTTATGCCAATCCCAAGTTTAGTGATTGGCAAATGCAAGTCATCCGCACTGGTCTTGAAGAGGCTTTAGACGTTTCTGTTTATGCAAACGGAGGATTTAGCGCGGAGCAAATGATACAGGTTTATTTAGGTCTTGCGCATGGAGTTGATGTTTCTGTTTACGCCAACCCCAAAAAAGATCCGGAACAAATGGAGATAATCAGAAGGCGGCTTGAGGCTAACGCAAAACGGAATAGTGGGAAATAATTAGCGGATTTTAGGAGGATCAACCATGGAAACGCGAGCATTAAGCAAAGAGCAATTAGCACAGCTAAAAGAGTTATTAACAGGCTTTAACGTTCGGCAGGTTTGTGAAATTCTTTTCGGTCTGGATCAAGGCGTTAATGTGCCAATTTACGCTAGTACTAAGTATGACAATGAACAGATGTGTCAAATACGACTTGGCCTTGTTGATGGACTTGATGTGTCCGTTTATGCTGATCCGCGATTAAATTACCAGCAAATGCGCTTGATCAAGAATGCACTTGAAGATGGGTGCGATGTGTCTGCTTTAGCGAATCCTCTATTTAATCAGAGGCAAACGGAAGTAGTTTATATTGGCCTTATACAGGGTATTGATGTGTCTATCTTTGCTGATCCTAAATTTGACTGCTTTCAAATGGAAGAGATCCGTTGCGGCCTTTCAATGGGTTTTGACGTGTCATCTTATGCCGATCCAAAAATCGGTTGGTATGAAATGCAACAAAAACGCAGGTCTATTGAACAGGCGGCAATAAATGACCAACGGTAAGCAAAAAGGCAAGCGCGGCGAACTTGAGTTTGCAAGACTTTGCCGCTCAAACGGTTGGGAAGTGCGCCGGACTGCGCAATACTGCGGCAACACCGGAGAGGCGGCTGATGTGGTCGGACTTCCGGGCGTGCATGTTGAGGTCAAGCGAGTAGAACGGTTAAACATTGATGACGCGATGTCGCAAGCTCGGCGAGACTCACAAAAGAGTGGTCGGGTGCCGATCGTTGCGCATCGCAAAAATAACTGTGAATGGCTAATCACAATGACGGCGGAAGATTGGTTTGAAATGTTTCGCGAGTGGACAGACGGGAGTGAGCAAGATGATTCAAGCGGAAATTGAAAGCGGATTATTAATGCAAGAGGTAAAAAAATGAAAATATTGGATGCATGCTGCGGAGCTAAGATGTTTTGGTACGAAAAGGAACTGCCTTTCGTGACTTTTCAGGACATCCGTGCAGGAATAAAAGAATATTCCGGTGGAAGAAAAATCAGAATAGAACCAAATCATGTGGGAGACGTAACAAATATGGATTTTGCAGATGGAGAATTTGACGTTGTTGTTTTCGACCCGCCACATATGATTCGGGCAGGGAAAACGTCATGGCTTAATATCAAGTACGGTAAGCTGCCGGAGGAATGGGAGAGTTGGATTGCGAAAGCATTTGCCGAGTGTTTCAGAGTGCTAAGAAGTAACGGAATACTTGTGTTTAAATGGAGCTCCACACAAATACCATTTGCGAAAGTTATAAAGCTATCTCCATATAGACCGATTCTCGGTGACCAAAGAGCAAGTACAAGGTGGACTATATTCGTCAAGGATGTTTCTTTGAAGGCTTAAGGAGAGGCGGGAGTGTTCAAAATGGCAAAGATTACGGAAAAGCAGATTGAGCAGTTGCGAGATCTGTCAGAAATGTTTGATTATTATCAGGTTGCGCAAATATGTAAGGGCATTCAAGAAGGGGTCGATGTATCAATTTATGCCGACTCAAAATACAATGATAAGCAAATGTACGAACTTTGCGCTGGATTAATCAATGGAATAGATGTATCTGTTTACGCGAACGAACTAATTGATAGTGCCGAAATGCGCAGTATTCGGGTTCGTTTAGAACAAGAAAAGAGCTGTCCGAATAAGTTAGATGTTGAGGCAAGTCTCCAAAGACTTTGGGCTGCCGTGGAGAGAAATAAGATTGGTGATTGCAAATGAACAACGACATCATTAATCATCCGGCGCATTATACGGTCGGTCGTTACGAGACGATTGACGGGATCGAGCATTTTCAGCTCGGCTACCATGACGGCAATGCGTTTAAGTACATTTCACGCGCCGGAAAGAAATCAAAAGAAACGGAAATTCAGGATCTTGAAAAAGCACTGTGGTATATCCAGCGAGATCACGATTACCGTGAAGGTGATTGGGTCGACTTTGATATGAACGAGTATCGCCAAGATCTTGAAATGGACGCAACTTTAGCATTAGTACTGCGCCTAATCAGCAGTCGACCTCAAAAGTACATGAGGGGGATCACGGCAGACTTACTCCGAGGCTATATCGAGCGGCGCAAGCAGGAGCAAGCCGAAGCGGAAAGCGGGCAATAAAATGATGCAAAAATTCTATAACATTCGAGTTGAAGGGACTTTGAAATGGATCTTCGGCGAGGGCGAAGAAGACGCGGCTCTGGATATATTCTATTGGCTGAAATCAGACATACACAAGCGAGGAGTCACGCTGGAAAGGGTCGAGACAGACGAGAACGGCATGATCACTCGAATGTTTAAGTACGCGATCCAACATGAGGCGTGGATGGAAGAGCCGGAAGGAGGCAAGCGCAATGGCGGTGTTTTACACGGTAAGAAAAAACGCACAACACGTAGCCATGTTCGGGGAGGAAGATGAGGCAATGGCGTTAGCGTTGCTGCGTAAATTCAAAAAGTACGAGTCGGAGCAATATAAAAAAAGAAAGCTGAGCGAGAAGCACACCTGCTGCCGCCATATCACGAACGAGGAAGGTCGGGTCGTTTATTTCTCTATCTACAATGGTCCGATTCAAGGCTGGAATATGAATATCGATATTGACTTAGTATTCGGAAACGATGAGGAGGATGACTAATGACGGAAGATCAAATGCTTTACGTTAAGCGAAACTACCGTTCCATCTGGGCGATTCATGCGGTGGAAAGCGTTTTGAAAGCGGCGCAACTCAAAGATAATCCGCGCGCAGAATACATGCTTATGCTGAAAGTTAAAAGCCTCATCGGAATGTACATGAAGCATTCTCACGGCTACCTATCGGAAGTCGATCCAAGAGAGTACGGCGAAGAACAGAAGATGGATAAAGACTTCATTGACATTATTTATTGGCTGTATCGAGCGGATCACGTCAACTTCGAGCCGCCGAAAGAGGAGCACATAAAGCGAGCGTTACAAGCGGTGGAGCGTGCGCTAAAAGTAAGAGAAGCGAGAAATGGAGAAATGGAAAATGAACAATAACTATGTTTCACTCATCGGTAACTTAACGAAAGATCCGGTGCTGCGTAAAACCATGCGCGGCGATAGCGTCACTAATTTCACCATTGGCGTGTGGCGCGCGAAAAACAAAACGGACTTCATCAACGTAAGTGTTTGGGGTAACCTTGCGGAGTACGTATCAAATAACTGCCGCAAGGGTAATCAGGTCATGGTTTGCGGATCTCTTCACATCGACAAAGGCAAAGATGACAAATATTATACGCAAGTGCAAGCGGACTTTGTCGGTCGTTCGGAATGGAAGCGAGAACCGGAAGAAGCCGAAGAAGATGCGGCTGATTATTCCAAATTCAAGCAAGAGATGGATGACGATATCCCCTTTTAACTCGGAGTAAGGAGCGACATGAACTTAACGGCAGAAGAGCGGATAAAGGTGGAGCGAACGAGGAAGTATCTGGGTCAGATACGCGGAGCTCGTAGGCGTGTGGCGAAGCTGGAAGAAGAATTAGACGAGTTACGTTCGAGCGGCATTGGCGGTATTAAGCTTGATGACGTTCGCGTTCAAACGAGTGGTCACGGCGGTCTTGATCTGAAAGTAATTCGGATCATGGAGTATGAAGAATTATTAGACTGCGAAAAAACGACCATTTTAACCATTAAAAATAAAATCGTAAGGGAAATAACACTCGTCTACGATTATGAGCAGAGAAACCTGCTTTCTGACCGTTATATCCATGAAAAGAAGTGGGAATCTATCATGGAGTCAATCCATGTGGACAGATCGACCGTATTTCGAATTCATAACAGAGCGTTAATCGCTTTTTATGACATTAATCAAGCTGCGGTCGAAGAATTTATGACGTTTTATCCATGTTGCGACTAAATGAGACTAAAAGATGTGGTACGATGATAGTGTGAAAAGAAATACAGAGAGAGCCATGAAAGTGGCTCTTTTTTATTGCCTGAATTGTCAGTTGTTAACCATTTTGTTGACCTCAACAAAATAGCCGTATTTTAGGCTTTCAGGCGGTTTTTTATTGCTTACTTATCTATATATAAATATATAGTAACTATACGTGTTATATATCTCTATATAGTAGTTAAGTGATTTAGGTTCATTTATCGAAAGGGGCGTACATGGTAGAAGTTCATTGCTCGTATACGAGACTAGTTCCGACTGCTGAGCTCGTTCCGAATCCGAAGAATCCGAATAAGCACGGCGATAAACAGATCAAACTGTTAGCCGCCATTATCAAAGGTCATGGTTGGCGAACGCCTATTACCGTGAGCAAGAGAAGCGGATATGTAGTCAGAGGTCACGGTCGATTAATGGCTGCTCAGTATCTCGGGTTGGAAGAAGTTCCGGTCGATGAGCAGGACTATCAGAGCGAAGCAAGCGAATGGGCAGATATGATCGCCGATAATCGTATCGCTGAACTTTCTGAAATAGATCCGGAAGAACTTCAATCGCTCGTCATTGAGCTTGAGAAAGAAATAGACGCAACGCTACTCGGTTACACGGAAAAAGAAATGCAGGAGATATTGAGTCAATCTCTCGCCGAAGAATTGCATGAAGACGATTTCACCGGAGAAGATATTGACTCGGTATTGAACGAGGAAGAATGCCTAGTCGGATTTGGTGACGTTTGGGAGCTGGGAAGACATCGACTCATCTGCGGTGACTGTACAGACGCGCACACGATTGACCGACTGATGAACGGCGCGCTTGCCGATATGATCTTCACCGATCCACCGTATAACGTGAATTATGAGGGCGGTACGGAAGATAAATTAACGATTGCAAACGATAATCTCGATAGCGATACATTCAACACCTTTTTACTAAAAGCGTTTACGAGTATGAATAAAGCCGCACGTGAAGGAGCGGCTATTTATGTTTGTCATGCCGACAGCGAAGGTAGCGACTTTCGAGGAGCCATGCTCGATGCCGGATGGCTGTTGAAGCAATGTCTGATCTGGGCGAAAGATAGATTCACTCTCGGTCGGCAAGATTACCAATGGCAGCATGAGCCGATCCTTTATGGTTGGAAGCCGGGCGCGGCGCATTCGTTCTATGGTGGAAGAAAGCAGGGCACGGTAGTCGATATCGGCTATCCGGTTGAAATACGACAAGGTGCCGGAGCGAACGGTGAAACGCATATCCGAATCGGCGGCGCATTATCTGACGTATTGTTGGAAGTCACGGGCGATGTGAAAGTCATCTCGACCGAAGACATGTCTACTATTTTGAAAGTAGCCAAGCCTACACGTAATGGTGAGCATCCGACCATGAAGCCGATTGCCCTTTGCGGTAAATGTATAGCCAACAGTTCAAAGGAAAATGAGATCGTACTGGATCTGTTTGGCGGCAGTGGAAGTACATTAATTGCTGCCGAACAACTGAACCGTACCTGCTACATGTCGGAACTCGATCCCAAGTATTGTGAAGTCATTATCAAGCGGTGGGAAGAATTCACCGGACAGAAAGCTGTTCTTTCTGTTTCTCGTAAGTAACTAATTAGTTACTCTATATATCTTTAGTTAACTATATATATTTATATATAGTAGCTTATATGTGTGTTGTTTATATAGAGTAGTTATAGAGAGGAGCTGGAAAAAATAGGGGGGGCGGTCATTCCTTGACAGATAATCGGCGTGAGCAAGACAGCCGAGATGTCATGAAGGAAATATTATATAAACGTGCAGTTGGATATGAAGCGGAAGAGACTGAGGTGGTCATGTCGAAAGACGGTCGACCGACTCAGATTAAAAAGATAAAGAAACATATCCCCGGTGACGTACGAGCGATGAAAGAATATAGACGCTTGTATGGAATATCGGGAGAAGAGAGAGACGGAGACGAGAAGCAGCTTGAGAGTGTGAGAGATCTTGCCGATGAAATGTGTAAGGTCGTGGACAAGAAGTCCAAGCTCACGAATCAAGAAAAGCTATTCTGTCTTTTTTATTGCAAGAGTTTCAACGCGGCGATGGCGGCTCGCAAAGCTGGATATGTACCGAATAGTCCGGGCATATCTGCTCAGGCTGGCTACAATTTATTGCAGCGGGAAGAGATAAGAACGACCGTTCAGGAGTTGAAGCGGTTACGCTTTTGTCAGGCGATGATCACTGAGGATGACGTATTAGAGCAGCTGGCGAAGATTGCATTCGCCGATATCACCGATTACGTATCGTATGACGGAGGCACGCTGACTGTGAAAGATAGCGCGCTGGTTGACGGCACAGTAATCGATGAAGTTATCGAGGGATCGCGCGGAGTTAAGGTGCGGCTAGCTGACCGACAGAAAGCGTTGCGCTTACTAATGGAGTACATGAGCGAACGGCGGAGAGCTGAGCGCGACATTGATGATGAGGCGTTGTGAATGTTTTTCGCTCCGGACGCTCAAGGTACTGTGGGGCGGACTGTCGCGGGCGGGGCTTGCGACCCCCAAAAATCATCTAGCGACAGACTTTTTCAAACCCGACTTCCTCTTCCATAAATCATATTCAACAGTTCGTGCGAAAGGTGGTGAAGCGCGTGCGAAAAGCAAGTGAAGGAAAGTGGTTACTACACCAGAAAGACCTTGCAGCCGTGCTGGGTTTGAGTCCTCGGCGAATTCGTCAATTAACCGAGATGGGCGAGCTCGAACGAGATACAAAAACTGAATACGATTTGGGGAAGTCCGTTCAGGCGTATATTTCTTATCGGTGCGACTTGAACAAGGAAGCTGAAGGCAATCCGAAAAACGGACTCGAGCAAGAGCGCATGCTCCTCACTCGAACGCAGCGCATGTTAGCGGAGAGCAAACTTCAAATTATTCGAGGTGAAGTTCATCGCTCCGAAGACGTTGAAGCCGTCATGAACGATATGCTCATGCGGTTTAAAGGTAAACTCTTATCCTTGCCGATGAAACTAGCTCCGCTGGTTGTCGGCATTGATGACTTAAATAAGCTGCAGGATATTATCGAAGTTCAAGTATTAGAAGCGTTAGCGGAGCTCTCCGAATATGACGCTTATGAATTCTACGAAAGATCGAAGAACCGTATAGTGCTCGGCACGGAGGATGAAGAGGGCGAAGAGGGGGAAGCGGATGACGAATAAATTGAAGCAGACCGCTGAACTCTTTCGAAATATCTGCTCCATACTCCAGCCGCCGCCGAAAATGAACGTAGCCGATTGGGCGAACGCTCACATGATTCTTTCTACGGAAGATAGCGCGGAGCCGGGGCGATACACGACTGATCGCGCGCCGTATCAAAAAGAAATGATGAACGCGGTCGGGCAACCGGAAGTTGAGACGGTCGTTTATATGACCTCTGCGCAAATCGGTAAAACGCAGATGTTAAAAAATATACTCGGCTACTATATCGATTATCATCCGTCACCGATCCTTTATGTCATGCCAACTCTTGATGACATGAAAGAATTTTCCAAAACGAGGATCGCAACCATGATCCGTGACGTTCCTGCTTTGCGAGGGAAAGTCGCAGAATCACGAGCGAGGGATAGCGGCAACACCGTATTGAATAAAACCTTTCCGGGCGGCTATATCTCAATGGTTGGATCGAACAGTCCGTCATCGCTCTCCAGTAAGCCGATCCGCATATTGCTTGCGGACGAGATTGACCGCTTTGATGACTCGGCAGGGACAGAGGGCGATCCCTTGAAGCTTGCGGAAAAGCGTACGACTACCTTTTATAACCGCAAAAAAGTATTCGCTTCTACTCCCGGACTAAAGGGCGCAAGCCGTATCGACTTCGCTTTTCGCGAGGGAACGCAGGAAGAATGGCAAGTGCCTTGCCCGTCATGCGGACATTACCAAACCTATTCATGGGATAGGGTTAGCGAAGACGCGAGCGGAATGGCGTGCGAAGAGTGCGGCGAGGTCATTGGCGAGTTCGAGTGGAAGCGGCAACAACAAAATATGCTTGGCAAATGGGTGGCAATGGCACCGGATAATCTCCGGTTGAACAAAAGCCGCTCTTTTCATTTGAACGAATTGGCCAGTCCGTGGGTGCGCTGGGAAGAAATCATGCACAATTACCTCTCGGCGAAAGCACTCGGCGAGGAAGGCTTAAAAGTTTGGGTCAATACTTCGCTTGGCGAGCCGTTTGAATCGCAGGGCGATACCGCAGACGAGGCGAGGCTTTATGCTCGGCGTACCGACTACGGTGCCGACCTTCCGGACGAAGTATTATTGCTCACCGCTGGCGTTGACGTTCAGGATAACCGACTGGAATGTGAAGTGGTCGGCTGGGGCGAAGGTCATCGCTCGTGGGGCGTTCAGTACTTCATCATCTTTGGTGATCCCGGGCAGACGGCAGTATGGGATCAACTCGATGATATCCTCATCGAAAAGCGATGGCAGTACGCTGACGGAAGTTCTATCGGCGTAACTACCGCATGTATTGATAGCGGCGGTCACTACACGACCGAAGTATACGAATACTGCCATAAACGAATGGCCGCTCGTATCTATCCGATTAAAGGCGTAGGCGGTGACGGTATTCCGCTAATCACGACCTATTCCACAAAAAACAGGTACGGAGTGCCGCTATTTCGTCTTGGGGTAGATAGCGGTAAGGACACTATCGTTTCTGACTTAAAACAAGAGAATTCTGACGATTTACGATATTGCAGTTTCCCGTCTGACTCGTCAAAAGGATATACGAAAGAGTATTTCCGTAAATTGACGGCGGAGATGAAAGTCGCGAAGACCGTCAACGGGCGTGTTAAATTCCAATGGGTTTTACGTCCCGGACATAAACGAAACGAAGCGTTTGACTGCCGCAACTATGCGTTAGCGGCGTTAGAGATATTATCGCCGCCGTTGGATAAGCTTGCGGGGCGAAGAGTGAAAAACAAAACGCCTTATCGCGCGTCTGAGCGTGTCGTTAAGCGCAAGGTAGTCAAACGTAACCGCGTCATCTCACGCGGAATCAAAGTATAAGGAGGTGAAGAGGATTGAGCATATTTAAACGATATGGGTTGCGCGTTCGTACCTTAACGCCAATGCAGGAACGGCAGTTGGCGGAAGCGAAAGAAATGCGCGCCGCTTGGATTGAAGCGGAAAAAGCATTAACGACTGGTAAGTCGTATCAGATCGGTACGCGTTCGTTAAGTCGTGTCGACCTTTCCGAAGTCCGTGACGCTATTGATTACTGGACCAACGAAATCGCTCGTATTGAAAATTTAGCCGTCGGCAGAGGGCGTGCTTATCGCGTCATTCCTCGTGACTTATGAGAAAGCAACGGGGATTCATGGGAACGCTCAGAACGTTCGGGCGAAAGATATTGAATAAAGGCTACTCCGGTCACGGTGCGAGCTTCACAAAAACGAGCTTGCAAGGCTGGACTCCTGTGTCAGGATCGCCGAAGGAGGACATGGAGGATAACCTCTCTGTACTTCGAGAACGTTCCCGCGACCTATACTACGGTGCGCCACTTGCCAATGGCGCATTGAAAACGCAGGTCATGAATAATATCGGTCCGGGGTTACGTCATAAATCCAACATTGACGGCAAAACGCTCGGCATGGATTTGGAAACGCAGCAGGAGTGGGAGCGTATCTGCGAGCGAGAGTTCGCGACATGGGCAAAAACATGTGACGCGCGCGGGCAACTGGACTTTTACGGACTTCAACGATTGGCGATGTTATCGCAGTTGTTGAGCGGCGAAGTGTTCGCCATGTTCCCGATGTACAAAATTAAGCAAGAGCCGTACTTGACCAAGGTCACGCTCTTGGAGTCCGACATGGTCGGCAGTCCGAACGGACAGTTTGATACGGAATACCAGAGCGGGGTCAAGCTGAATCGCTACGGTGCGCCGATTGGCTATTACATTTTTGACCGCATGAGTAACGGCATTATAGATCTTGATCGTGGCGGTAAGTTCGTTCCGAAGTACGGATCGCGCACGGGGCGATTGAATGTACTCCATTTGTTTGATTGCGAACGACCGGGGCAAGTACGAGGCATGCCCGCGTTCGCTCCGGTCATGGAAACGCTGAAACAGTTAGCGCGGTATACCGATGCGGAACTGATGAAAGCATTAGTCAGCAGTATTTTGACTGCCGTGGTCACGACTGAACGACCGAACGAGGATCCGGTATTGGCAGGATCGATCGAAGAAGAAGAGATGATGTTTCCGGACGAGCAGTCAAAAGTTGAGCTTGGTCCGGCAACGGTTGTGCAACTGAACCCGGGCGAAGACGTTCGGACGATTGCACCGTCACCGATATCCAGCGCGTTCGATGAATTTGTCGTAACGTTCTGCCGACAGATCGGCGCGGCTCTCGAGATTCCGTATGAAATCTTGGTTAAGCATTTCACGGCAAGCTACTCGGCGAGCCGAGCGGCATTGCTCGAGTATTGGAAGTCCGTCAGAGCACGGCGGGCAATGTTTGTTCGCCAGTTCTGCGAACCGATTTACGAACTGTGGATGGATGAAGCAGTTGCAAGCGGTCGCTTATATGCGCCGGGATATTTTGAAGATGATATCATTCGAGCCGCTTATCAGCGTTCGGTATGGTACGGTCCGGCGATGGGTCAGATCGATCCGCTGAAAGAAGCTAACGCGGCAGTTGTGAAAGTAAATAACCTGATGAGCAGCCGCACGAAAGAAACGGCTGAGATCGCTGGCGAAGACTTCGGCGAATTGGTCGAGCAGTTAAAACGTGAAGAACAGATCATAGCAGAGGGAGGTCTTAAAAAGCATGAAGAAGAACGAAACGCCGTGGAAGATTCTGGCGAAGACGAAGAATGAATCAGTCGCGTATGACGTAATGGTCTACGGTGAAGTCGGCTGGGACTTTGGGGCGAAAAGTTTCGCCGAGGATTTAAAGAAGATCCCGAAAGACGCGGATGTTAACTTTCATGTTAATTCCGTTGGCGGTAGCGTTTGGGACGGCATCGCCATTTATAACGTCATGAAGAAAATGCCGAACAAAAAGAACGTTATTGTCGAAGGACTCGCGGCAAGTATCGCGTCTATCATCGCGCTTGCTGGCGATACGGTCCACATGGCTACGGGGTCAATGATCATGATCCATAACGCGTGGACTTTCGCGGCTGGCACGGCAGAGGAATTAGAAAAGCAAGCTGACGTATTAGCTAAAGTGAATACTTCATTGATGGACATTTACGAGAAAGAAACGGGCATTGACCGTTCGAAGATTGAAGACCTGATGGCGGCTGAAACGTGGATGGGCGCGGCGGAAGCGATTGAAATGGGATTCGCCGATTCGATGGATGAAACGTTAGAAGTAGCCGCCAAACTGAATGATGGTCAATTAGTGGTCAACGGTATCGGTTTTGAAGCGAACGCGCTGAAAAACTTGCCGATGAACAAATACACGGGAGAGGAGGAGAAGGTCATGGATATTGATACTTTGAAAGCCGAACACGCTGACATCTACAACGAGATCGTTGAACAGGCACGCGTGGAAGGCGCAAAGCAAGAGCGTGAACGCATTCAGCAGTTGGACGCGATCAAACGTGCCGGGGCCGAGGAAATCGTCAACCGTGCTAAGTATGAAACGTTCGAAACTGCAAATGAAGTCGCACTCGAGATCCTGAACAGTCTGCCGGAGACGAAAACAAAAACCGTCAACGACTTGACGAAGGATGCCGAAGTGTTGAATGACGTTGACGCTGGTAGTTCCGTGCCGCAGAACAAGCGCGCGGAAGAAGAACGCATGAAGGGCATGATCATGGATGCCGTTCGCAATCATTTTAAAAAATAAGGAGGCAGTAAAACATGAATTTGGTCAACAAAAATGTAGGATCGGCAGCGTGGGAAACACTGCTTGCCGGTAATTTTCCGGTCAAGACTCGAACCATCACGCTTAAAAAGCCGAGCAAAGAAGTTTTATTCGGTAGTGCTATCGGTCTGGCAACCGCTGATAAAAAGGGCGCGTTGGTCAGCAAAGCCGCAAGTGACGGCACTGAAAAAGTATATGGGATCTTGCTTCACGATGTGGCAGTTGCCGACGCTGACGTTCCCGCCGTAGTCGCGGTAACGGGTGAATTCGTACAAGATCACATTATTTTCGCTGACGGAACGAAAGCAGACGATGTACGTCTGCAAGCGGAAGACCGCAACATTTATTTCCGTAAATTAGTCAACGTTGACAAGGGGGAAGAATAAGATGAGCTTTAATCTCTATGATCCGTTGTTTTTAGCCGGAGTGCTTCGCGAAGTTCCGGACAAACCGCATTTCTTGCGTGACACGTTTTTCAAAAAGTCGATCACTTTTGCAACCGAATACGTATTATTCGATGTTGTAAAAGGCGGTCGCAAAATGACACCGTTCGTTCATCCGGCAGCGGCGGCTCCGCAGTCTGAACGCTTAGGTTATCACACGGAATCGTACCGTCCGGCGGCAGTAAAAGAGCAGCGCGCGGTGGATGTATTCCAGCTTCAGACGCGCCTTGCTGGCGAAGTCGTTATGAATTCGAACGCAACTCCCGCGGAACGTGCGGCAACTCTGCTTGCGCAAGACGTTCAGGATTTGAAAGACAATCTGCAACGTCGCGAGGAATGGATGGCGGCGCAAGTATTGTTCACGGGTAAAATCGAAGTCAAAGGCGAAGGAGTCAACGATGTAATCGACTTCGGTTTCGCTAACAAAGAATCGCTCGGCGGGACAAAGAAATGGAACGCGGCAGAAGCGGACATCTTCGGTGATTTGCTCGCATGGCAGTCGAAAGTTCAGAAAGAGTCTGGCTATCGTCCGAACACTTTGCTCGCAAGCTCCGCAACGATCGATATGATCCTGCGCAATGAAACGGTATTGAAGCTGACCGATAATCGCCGTATGGATTACGGTAGCAACGCCACGCGCAACCTCGGACAGGGCGCGGCGTATCGCGGCACGTTGGCAGGTATGGTCAATCTCGATCTGTATTCCTACGACAACTACTACGATGATCCGTTCACGGGCGAAACGAAAGCGTTCGTTCCTGATAACACGATCTGCTTGTGCAGTCCGGAAGCGGAATTCGTACGTATGTACGGGGCAGTACCGTATCTCCAGCGCGTAAGCGGTGACGATATGGGTCGCTTCGTTATGTCGGAAGGCGAATACCTGATTGATAGCTATTCGATTAAAAATCCGGATGCGCAATTCGTTAAACTCGAATCGCGTCCGTTGTTCGTACCGAAACAAGTAGACAGCTACTTAATCGCTACCATTGCGTAAGAGAGAAGGTGAGAGGCATGGCTATTGTAGCTAAATGGACGATCTGGACTGAAGATGGCCAATTTAAGCCGGGGGCGGTCGTATCCGGACTGTCTCAGGAAGAAGAACTGCGTCTGATTCGGCTCGGTCATGCCGCTCCTTTGGTTGGGGCGGCAGACGTGTCGGTCGAAAATGAAGTGGTTGAAGAAGTCAAAGAAGTAAACGAGGTAAGCGAAGGCGGCGTTGATCTGCTTGAGTACGCGTTGAAAGAAATGACGAAAGCGGAGATCATCGAATACGCCAAAGCTAATGGATTAAAAGCTGACGTTCGCATGAAGAAAGACGATCTCGTCACGCTTTGCACGGAAGCGAATATCGAAGTCAATATTGATGATCTTCCGAGCAATGGCGTACTTGCCATTGCGCAAGCGTTGAAGATTGATACTGATGGCAAAACTTTGGAGCAGATCCGAGACGCGATCGCTGGTGAATAAAATGTGGGCATTCAAAGACCAAGTCAGAAAGGATTACAGCACGTTCCTGAACTTTAAGGAGTTCGCGACATGTGTAGACGTTGACGGGGTCAAAATGCCGGGCGTTATCGACCAAGATTTGATCAACGAAAAATCAAATTTGCAGGTCGATTTTTTTGATGGAGCTTACTCAAAGCGATTGACGCTTTATGTGAAATATGCCGATCTCGGCTATGTTCCCAATACGAAAAACGCCATCGACATTGACGGTGAGCGTTATGAGGTTGTGAATGCGAGCGTAGCCGGCGGCATCGTAACGATTAACGTTGGGGCGATTGACGGATGATTGAATTTGATGAACGCTTGATTGATAAAGTAGCGAAAGAGTTGGCGGCGATGCCTGAAAAGGTAACGCCAGTACTTTCGCAAGCCATTAATCGGGCAATGACATCAGGGCGGGCAAAGGCCGCGACCAAAGCGCGCGAAACTTATTCCGTCAAGGCTGGTCTTTTGAAACAGGGCATCGTCATTCGCCGAGCCAACAGAAATAATCTATACGCTTCGGCACGGTTCAAAGGAAGTCCGGTGCCGTTAGCTGAGTTTGGTGCAAAGCCGCAAGGCAGAACGAAAGCGGGCAAAAGACGCTTTCTGCGCGTGCTGGCTAAAGAAAAGCGGCAAGTTGAAATGCAACATGCTTTTATGATTAACTCCGGCGGCAAGAATCTTGTCGGCGAACATCCGGCGGGCAGTCCGCAAGAGATTCATTGGTTGTATGGTCCGTCAGTACCTCAAATGATGGGCGAGCAGCGTGTTATTGATGAATTCGAACGGAGAGCGAAGGAAGTATTGGTTGAACGTGTTGAGCACGGAATTGAACATGCTCTTGAGGGGGGATTCGGAGGCATACGATGACTGCACTAGAAATATTGAGCACGCTTGAAGCGTACTTAAAAGAACAGTTGAAAGATTATCGCGTCTACGATAAGGATCAGCGTTCATTTGAAGTCAATGTATTTAGCGGCGCGCTTCCTAAAAAAATGCGCGACACGAATGCGCTGACCTATTATCCAGCCGTTTATCCGATCACGCTCGGAGCGACCGACACGACTGACGGAAGCAGTATCAACGTGCGGGTAGTCATCGCCGTTCATGATGACGGAGTCGCTAATGGTCATGTTGAACTTTTTAACCTGGTTGAAAAAGTCCGTCAGATCCTGCTCAAGGCAACGATTATTGACGGGCGCGCACTAATTAATCTCCCGATTAAATGGGAAACATCGCTCGATACGACTTGGCCAATCTGGCAAGCGTGGGCGGAGTTTACTGTCGATATTCAGCAACACCGAACGCCGACTATGGGGTGGTTCGAGTCGGGGGTGAAAAAATGAGTAAAAGCGATGTAGTCGTGTATATCGGCCCGCACTTTCGCGGCGGTAAATTGAAGCAAGGCACGATATTCAAAGGCGGCGTTCCCGCCTATCTCCAGCCGGAAATAGAAAAGTATCCGGGGTTGGAAATGTTATTCGTTGAGCCGAAAGATTTATCACAGAGCATGCGCGATATGCGCAAGCGTGGACACGGCTTAAATGTAGTGGCTACTGAGGTAGCGAAAGGAGAAAATCAATAATGCTTAGACATGGCGTTTATGTTACCGAAGCTGCGACCTCGGTGGTCGCTCCGGTGACCGCGAATGCGGGATTGCCCGTAGTAGTCGGAACGGCACCGCTGCATTTGGCGAAAGATCCTGCAGCGGCGAATAAGCCGGTACTGATCAACACGTACAAAGAGGCGGTCGAGCAGTTCGGTTATTCTGATGATTGGGAAAAATACACGTTGTGCGAATTTATGAAATCGCACTTTTCGTTGTTTGCCGTATCTCCGGTCGTATTCATCAACGTGCTTGATCCTGAAAAGCACAAGACGCAAGAATCGTCTAATTCCGTCACGCTGGAATCGCGTGTCGGTAAAATCACCGCTCCGGCGTTGATGTCGACTCTCGTATTGAAATCAGCGACAGATCAGGCAGTTCTTAAAAAGGGAACGGATTATGTTGTCGGTCACGATAGTGACGGCAATATCGTTGTAACCATTCTGCCCGAATCGAAAGTGGCGGAAGCACGGAACGTGACGGCAGAGTATACGGAACTTGATCCGTCAGCAGTCACGAAGAAAGATATTATCGGCGGCATTGATCCGAGCACGGGCAAAGCGTCTGGATTGGAACGTATCTCCGATGTATTCGGTAAGTTTAAACTTGTTCCGGGACTGTTACTCGCTCCGAAATGGTCGACCGATCCGGAAGTTGCGGCGGTTATGTCGGCGAAAGCGTCCAGCATTAACATGCACTTCCGTTGCTTGACCGTTGTCGATATTCCGACCAGCTCGGTTACGAAGTATACCGATGTTGTGAAATGGAAAAACGACAACAATTACACGCAGGAAAACATGATCGCTTGCTGGCCTATGGTCAAAATGGGCGATGATGTTTATCATCTGTCGACTCAGGTCGCTGGCTTGATGTGCAAAACTGACGCAGAATTCGGTGATGTACCGTACGTATCTCCGTCTAACCGTAAACTTCAAGCGGTCGGAACGTGCTTGTACAACGGCGAAGAAGTCGACATGCCGAAAGAGGGCGCAGACTATCTCGGTGAAATGGGTATCGTTACTGCGATCAACTTTAGCGGCGGCTGGACTGCATGGGGTAACCATACGGCGGCTTATCCGGCGGTGACAGATGTGAAAGATAGCATTATTCCCGTTCGCCGTATGTTCACGTGGCTTGCGAATACTCTCGTGCTGACTTTCTGGCAGAAAGTAGACGCGCCTTTGAATTTGCGACTCGTAAAAACAATTCAAGATACTGCTCAGCAGTGGATTGACTCGCTTGCGGCTCGTGAATGCATTCTCGGCGGTCGCGTTGAATTCTTCGAGACGGAAAACAGTAAGCTCGACCTGATGTCCGGCAAAGCTACTTTCCATGTATATTTCACACCGCCGAGCCCTGCGCAGGAAATTAACTTCACGACTGAGTATGATCCGAACGAATTAGATAAACTTTTCGGTGATCAATAAGGGGGTTAGATGAATGAAACCGTTAAAAATTGCAAGTTTTGAGGTCTATCAAGACGGCAAAAACCTGATCGGTGTTGCTGATGTGACTTTGCCGGACATTGAATACCTCTCTGATACGGTGAAAGGAGCGGGGATCGCTGGCGAAATCGATATGCCGACGCTCGGTCAGTATGGATCGATGGAGCTTACGATGAACTTCCGCACGATCATCACCGACTTGAATACGATTGCCGCTCCGGGGACTAAAAATATTGAACTTTGGGCAGCGCAACAAGCCTACGATGAGGGTACAGGCGAAGATGTCGTTCAACGCGTCATTATCGCCGTTCGCGGCGTAGTTAAGAAAGCTACGCTCGGTAAATTCAGCACGGGCGAATCGACCGATACGTCAGTCGCTATGGAAGTACTCCGTATGCGTATCGAAATTGACGGAAGAGAAACCGTCTTAATCGATAAGATGAATAAAGTCGCTCGTTTCAAGGGCAATGACTTCCTGCAAGCCGTTCGGCAAGCAGTTGGGATGTAAGGACACGGTTATCCGTGTCCTTTTACTTTAATAAGGAGACGTTAAACGATGGAAGTATTACGAATCCAGCTTGACGAGCCGATCCAAGTCGGCGAAGAAACGAAAACGGAGCTTGTATTTGACTTTGATAGCTTGACCGGAAGAGACGTTGCCAAGGCTAATAAAATCGCTCAAACGAAAGCGGGAGTCGGCAGCACTGATATGTTTAATCCGGTCGGCATGCCGATCCGCATTGCCATTGCGGCAGTGGCGGCTGGCGTACCGTATGAACGCCTTTTGGATCTTCCGGGGCGTAAGTTTAACCAGATTATGTTGGCAGCACTGGCTTTTTGCGCGGGCGGGGACTCGATCAGCGCGGAGGACTTAAGCGACAGCTTGTGATCCTCGCCTTGGCCACGCATACGCCAATTACATTCTTTTATGACTTAAATTTCATTGAATTAGACGAATTCACGGAAATAATAAACGAGGTGATGGAGGAGAATGGCAAGTAAACAGTTTGAATTCGCGTTGAGGCTGGCGGCTAAACTTGACGCTTCATTTGGAAAGGCATTTCGAACGGCCAATCAGGAGTTGACCTCCATCCGATCTAAAAGCCGTGCGTTAAAAGATCAACAACAACTCTTAGACGATTCGCTCCGAGCTGGCACGATCAGCATTGACAGTTATCGCAATGCGACCAGTAAGCTTGGCGCGGAGCTTGAAAAAGTACAAGCGAAAGAAAAGTCACTCTCTAACGCTCTCAAGGCACGGAACGTGGCGCAAGCTAACTTCCGTAACGCTCGTAATGACTTAGCGTCTACTACCGTCATGGCGGCGGTGGCGTTCGCTCCGATTGCGCATGCGGCAAAAGTGGCGGCTGGCTTTGAAGAGGCGATGTCAAAAGTTCAAGCGATCACAGGCTCGACTGCTGATGAAATGAAGCTATTGAACGATCAGGCGAAAGAACTTGGCGCAAAAACGAAGTTCTCCGCGCGCGAATCGGCGGAAGCTATGACCTACTTAGGCATGGCCGGCTGGAAAACAGAACAGATCCTCGCCGGTATGCCCGGCTTACTTGACCTAGCCGCGGCTGGCGGTGCCGATTTAGCCATGACGGCGGATATCGTATCTGACCAGTTAACCGCATTCGGTCTGGCGGCTGATCAGTCCAGCCACATGGCAGACGTGTTCGCGAAAACGATTACCGCGACTAACACTGACATCAGTAAATTAGGCGAAACGATGAAATATGCCGCTCCGGTGGCGAACGCTTTCGGAGTGTCGCTCGAAGAGACATCAGCATTAGCAGGTTTAATGGCCAACTCCGCGATTAAAGGATCGCAAGCTGGTACTGCTTTGCGTTCAGGCTTTTTACGCTTGGCTGGATCTTCGAGCAAGTCGAGCAAAGAACTCGCCAAGATGGGCGTTGATATCAGTGAATTAACGAAAGAACAGAACGAGGCACGAGCCGCATTGGATTCGCTCGGCATTGCCATGAGCGACGCAAAAGGACCGCGTAAGATGGGCGCAATCATAAAAGATTTAGCCGATAAAACACGTGGCATGACAGAAGAGCAAAAGCTGAACACGTTAGCCACTATTTTCGGTACGAACGCGGCCAGCGCATGGGTAGCCGTCATCAATCAAGGTCCGGAAGCACTCGATAAGCTGACTACGGAACTCGAAAACAGTGACGGAACGGCTAAAAAAATGGCAGAAACAATGCAGAACAACGCCATGGGCGCGATGACGCGACTGAAATCGGCAACAGAATCGCTTGAAATATCTATCGGCGGAACTCTCTTGCCCGTCATTGCGGACTTCTGTGACTGGCTCGCCAATCAAGCCGCTTGGCTGGCAAGTGTCGCGAACGAACATCAGACGCTGACGAAGTTCATAATCATCACCGCCGGAGCAATCACGGGTTTGGTACTAGCGATTAAAGTGGCCAGAACTGCATACTACGGATTTATCGCGGCGAAAGCGGCTCTTGCGGTAGCGATGAATACAGAAATCGGACTTTTGGCGATCAGTCAAGGCATGGCAGCGGTCGCGGCGGCGAAAACATTATTGCTGACCGGGGCAACAAAAGCGGCGGCCATTGGTCAATGGCTTTGGAACGCTTCGTTGCTTGGCTTCCCACTTACGTGGATCATCGGCGGCATAGTACTGATAGGCGGCTATTTGATTGCTCTGTATTACAAAAGTGAAACCGTTCGGAACGCGATGACGCAGATGTGGGATTACATTTTAATGGCGATTAAGGCGTTTGTCGGAGCGGTCACTCCGCTCTTAATGCCGTTCATGAGGCTTTTGGAAAAGGTCGGAAACATAACCGCGTCACTTAAAATGCCCGACTTGGGTAGCATTGGCGGCATGTCGGCGGAAGATGTCGATGTAGCCTATAACGCGGCCGGTGGCATTTACGGCAAGGGTGCATTTCTGACCACATTCGCCGAGGAAAGTGGCGAATCCGCTATTCCTCATAAACGTAACGCTCGTAACGTGGCGTTACTGGCGAAAACTAACGCCATTATGGGTAATCCGCTCGGTAGTGGCGGCGGTATGAACGTGAATTACAATCCGTCAATTACCATCAACGGAAATGCGGATCGTGGCGATGTTGAACAAGCATTGGCGGCTGATCACAGACACTTTAAGGATATGTTGGACTCGTACATGGCGAAGCAGCGGAGGGTGGCTTATGAATAAAACCTACACGACCGTTCAGGGTGATATGTGGGACATGATCGCCAAGCGCGAAATGGGGAGCGAGCGGTTTACTCACTTGCTCCTTGCCGCAAATCAAGACTATCGCATGTACACGACTTTTTCCGCTGGCGTTACATTGACTATTCCTGAAGTTCCGAAGCAGGTGGCACAGTCCTTGCCGCCGTGGAAGAGGTAGCCATGGCACGTAAAGCGACTTTGAAAGTCATCTACAATCAAAAGGATATCAGCAAGGATTTGAACGCCTATTGTAAGTCGTTCAGCTATAACGATGTAATGAGCGGATCGGCTGACGATATGGAAATCGTGCTGGAAGATAAAGACGAACTCTGGCAGGGTAACTGGTTGCCTGAGAAAGGTGACACGATCCGCGCAAGTATCGTGACCACTGACTGGGAAGATCCTGACGCTGGCGAAAAGACGCTCGAGCTCGGACTGTTTGAGATTGACGAGATCGAGAGTAAAGGCTTTCCGTCTGAGGTGTCGGTGCGTGGCGTTTCTATCCCGAACTCATCGGCACTGCGGGGAGAGTATAAGAGCCGCAGCTGGGAAAAGGCGAAATTATCCATCATCGCAAAGGATATCGCCGATGGCGCGAAGATGAAACTCTTGTACGACACCGAAGAGGATCCGCAACTGGATCGAGCCGAGCAGACGGAACAGACGGATCTTTCATTTCTGATGAAACTTTGTACGGACGCAGGATTGGCGTTGAAAGTAACTGATGAACAAGTTGTCGTATTCGATACGAAAAAGTATGAAGATAAGCCAAGTATTTTAACCATTCAGAAAAAAGGTGAATGGGTCATAGGGTACTCGATTAAAACGAAAATCAGAGACATCTACAAAACTTGCCGCGTGACGTATCGGGAAAGCAAGAATAAAGAAGTTATCACGGGTGAATTTACACGACCTGACGGCAAAGACGGTCAGGTGCTGGTCATAAATGAGCAGGTCAAGACTATCGCCGAGGCGCAGACGCTTGCGAAAAAGAAACTGCGAGCGGCGAACGCTGAGGAAGTAACGGCTTCATTGACGCTCATCGGTAATATTGAAATCGTTGCCGGAGTAACGCTCGACTTATCCGGTTTTGGTAAATTTGACGGAAAATACATCGTAACGAAATGCACGCATGCTGGAGGTAATGGTTATACAGTCGGGATAGACGTTAGGAGAGTGCTTGATGGATATTAAAGACTTTATTCGAATAGGCACGATCACGGCGGTATTCCCAGAACGGAACACGGCACGTGTCGTGTTTGACGATATGGGGGGAGACGGCGGACTGGACTCCGGCGAACTCCCTTTTTTGGTAACCGGAAGTAAAGACGATAAGTATTATTCACCGATGACGGTCGATACTCAGGTGTTATGCTTGCGACTGCCGCACGGTAAAAATACCGGGTTTATCCTCGGTACGTGGTTTCAGGATGTCGACACGCCGCCTGAAAGTAACGGCAATGTCGCTCTCGTTAAATTCAGAGACGGCACAATCGTTCGGCACGATACCGAAAGCGGCGAGCTTTCTATTCAAGCGAGCGGGAGTATCACGGTCACTGCTCCGAGCGTGCAAGTGAATGCCGATACCGTGAACATTAACGGCGGCTCCGGTGATGTAGTCGTGAACGGCATTTCGCTCGTGAACCATACGCACGGCGGCATTCAAAGCGGTCCGAGCTCTACGGGCAAGCCGCAGTAAGGGGGTTGAGCGATGATTGGCAGCATTGGCGATGTCACTTTTGAAACGTCTAGCCAGCGCATTCGTACTCTATTCGACATGAAGCGAACGGGCGCGGTGCGATTGGCGCAGCACGAGCGAATGAACGAAAAAGCCATTACCGAATTTGTCGGCAAAGGATTAGAAAGCATGAGTTTTAGCATGCAGTTGGCTCGATACATGGGCGTTGATCCGGATAAAGAAGCGGAACGCCTGAGGGAGTATCGGGATAACGGCACTCCGCTATTATTCATGCTGAATAATAAAGTCGTTGGCGAAAATAAATGGCTTATCGAATCCATCAGTGAAGAGGTCGAACGGTTCGGGCGCGATGGCGAGATCCTATCCATGAACGTGGAATTGAGCCTATCTGAATACGTAGAAAGGATTCAGCATGTTTGATATAGAAATACATTCGCTGGCTGATGTGAATTTCAGTCCAAAAGGAATTGAAGAGATCATTCAGAACGTGCAAACGATTGTAACGACAGAAAAATACAGTGTTCCGCTTGACCGTGATTTTGGTATCAACATGAATTTAGTCGACCGACCGATGAATCACGTTCAGGCACTGTTAAGCAAAGAGATCACAACGCAGATTGAACGTTATGAGCCGAGGATCAAGGTCACCGAAGTTATTTACAGTGACGGTGATCCGCAAGGTCATATGAGCATTACAGTCCGCGTCAAGTTAAGAGATGGGGTGAGCGTGTGAAGCTGGAAGATTTAAAGCAGATTGAGTTCGTCAAGGTCGATGTTCGTGAAATTGAGTCGCGGCTGATTACATCGTGCGAACGCCATCTCAATCGAACGCTCGCAAAAGGCGATCCGATCCGCTTGCTGTTAGAGGGCGCAGCGTACCAATTTCTGTTGATGTTAAACGAAATCAACTATACGGGCAAACAGAACTTGCTCGCCTATGCTCGTGGCGATTATCTCGACCACCTTGGCGTATTGGTTGGCGTGGCTCGTCTGCTCGCCAAACGGGCGGTTACGACAGTCCGGTTTAAGCTGTCGACCGAGCGTAAAGGTTTGGTTATTCCGAAAGGAACGCGCGTAAGCGCAGGTGATAACGTCTTTTTCGCCGTGCCTAATGATATTGTCGTTCCTGACGGCAAGCTTCAGGTCGAGTCGGCGGTTTACTGCACGCGCAACGGCAAGGTAGGTAACGGCTACGTAGCAGGTCAGATCAATAAGCTTGTCGATCCGATCCCTTACGTGCAATCGGTGACCAATATCACCACCAGTGAGGGCGGCGCGGATTTGGAAGATGACGAAAACTTCCGCATGCGCATTCAAAAGGCACCGGAAAGCTTTTCCTGCGCCGGACCGAGCGGAGCGTATGAATATCACGCTAAATTGACCAACCAAGATATTGAAAGCGTATCGGTCATCTCGCCTAAGCCGGGCGAAGTGGAAATACGACTGCTCATGAAAGGCGGCGGTATTCCGGAGACCGAAGTCATCAATCAGGTAAAGGCCAGCTGCAACGATAAACGAGTGCGGCCGCTGACCGATAAAGTGAGCGTACTTGCTCCCAGTACGCTGACGTACAAAGTCGATGTCACTTATTGGATTAATCAAAATAACGTCAGTATGGAAGCGGAGACGAAGCGGCGCGTGGAAGAAGCCGTTAAAGCATTTACGCTCTGGCAACGGTCGGCGTTGGGGCGTGATATTAATCCGTCAGAATTAATCACTCGCATGGTGCAAGCTGGCGCAAAGCGTGTTGAGGTGCGTCAGCCCGTTCATCAGGAAGTGCCAGCGACCAGTGTAGCCATTTGCGATGATCCGCAGTTCAGCTACGGAGGCCTTGAAGATGAGTAAGCGTAAAAAGCTCGTTGATATTATTCCGTCAAGCATTCAGCGCGCGCCGAGCATTGACGCTACGGCACGATCCATTGATTTTGAATTTGACGGTGTACGGGTCGAAATACCGAAGTCGATCCACTATCCAAGATTGAACGAATTACCGAGTGCAGTACTCGACCTGCTCGCATGGCAGTTTCATGTCGACTTTTACGATCAGTCGCTTGATGTCGACACAAAGCGGCGGCTACTGCTTCAATCCATCGCGTGGCACAGAATAAAAGGCACTCCGGCGGCAGTGGAAGCAATGGTGAACGCGGTTTACGCGTCAGCCGAGGTACAGGAATGGTACGAGTACGGCGGCGAGCCGTATCACTTTAAGGTAGTCGTGCGGTCAGAGCCGATCCAAGAGGCGAGCGTACTCAAGACGCTCACTCGTGCGATTAATGAAGTTAAGAACGTTCGTTCATGGATGGATCCGATCGAGTTCACTCAGTCGTTCCAGAAGATGATTTATATCGGCGCGGCCGTGGTAGTAGTTAAAGAGGTGATGATACATGGCAACGTGGAATAAAGCGATACTCACCGATGACGGGCGTAAGCTTCAAACGAAAGTCGAGGCGGGATCGAAGTTAGTATTTACCAAAATGGCAATGGGCGCAGGAACACCGAGCAACCTTGCCACCGCGAAAGAATTAGCGGACAGAAAAATCGATATGCAGATAGCGAGTGTCGATACGTCAAAACCGTACACGGTGACGATATATGGCGTACTGTCCAATGCTAAATTGGATCAAGGATTTACGGCAACTGAGATGGGTCTGTACGCGCAAGATCCTGATGTGGGCGAAATTTTATATATGGTCGTGACCGATAGCAAGCCGGACTATATTCCTGATCAGTCCAGCGCGATTATGCAACGTGTCGGCATTGGCGTTTCTTTTTCCAATACTGAACACGTGACCGTGGACTTTTCGGGGAGCGGCTTCATCACGTCAGATGACGCTAAAAACATGATCAATAACGAGCTCGAAAAGCACCGTCTGAAACAGCCGCTTGATCATCCTGATCAGTCCGTTCAATCTCGCCATTTGGAAGATGGATCAGTGCTGACGGAGAAGCTGAAAGATTATGCGGTTACTACTCCAAAGTTGGGCGAGAGCGCAGTGACGGACGCTAAAATCGGTAATCGCACTATTAACGACTCGTTCACGAACTTTAAGGATACTGACGTTTTGAGCGGACATCTGAGTGGTCTTGGCGCGCAGGTTCGAAACATCACTGGTGAAAGTAAGTGGTCGGCGCGACCTTTAATCAATCTAAAATCGGCGAAAGAACAGATTGAAGATCTAAAGCAAAACAAGCTGGACGCAAAAATAGTCGGAAGTGAAGCGGGTAAGATCCCCGTGCTTAACTCCAGCGGTAAATGGGATACGTCATTACTCCCACCGATGAATTATATCCCTATCGGAAAAATCGGCACTAGTTACGGTAATCTAGCTACACTTGGAAGTGACGGCCGCTTCGATAAAGCGCGGCTTCCGTACGATCTTGTTTATACCAGCGACTTCCACACGTCAAGCGGTTCGGATGGCTACACAACGAACCCTGACGGTATCATTTTTCAGTGGGGATACGTTTCGCTGGCCTCTGTAAAAGTTTCACAAACAAAAACGTGTTATTTCCCGATAACGTTTCCGTCAAGTTGTTACAATTTATCTGTCACTGAGTATGGACCAGACTCAGTTCGTGCCGACAAAGACGATTGGTATTTGCACGTCACCAATATTTCGCGCATTGGTTTCACGGTAGTGGTCGCGTCTCCTGCAAGTGACAGATACGTCGACACCTCCAACGCATACTGTTATTACTTTGCCGTTGGCAAATGAATTTAGTATCCGAATGCAACCCAAAACGCATCCATCCTTGTTACTTTATTAACGCCGTCAAGCGTTATCTTGAAAGAGTAGCGGTTAAGCTTCTTGGTGTAAATGACACCAGCACCTTCTGTTACGCTGTCGTGATTTCCACAAGCAAGAACAACGAAACATTCGTTTGGAAAGGCTTTCGGGAAGTATACCGTTACGCTTTCATCGCGTCCGGTATCTTTCAATCCGTACTCCACTCCCCACTGGATTGTGAAACCACCAGCCATGGTAGTGTAGCCGTCCGAACCGCTTGTGTTTAATAGCCGATTGCGAAGTAATAAACGGTTGAATTGCTCGTGTCGTAATTACTCGTATAGGCGGCTGTTAGACTTACGAATCCGCCTCTCGAAAATGAAGCGACTTGGATTCCCCAGTCGTTATTCCCTCGCGGATTGGATGACATGCTATCGCTAATCTGCGTATATACGGCGAAGCACCGATTGTTGAAATATTTCGGGAACGAAACATTAACTGTTTTGTTTTCCCAGTAGGCTGGTTTGTAATTTCCCCATTGAAAAGTCAGGCCGCCTACTATGCTTGTGTAACCGTCCGAATACATTAGCATTCGGATATAGGTAGATTAGTGAAATGAGGTGAACCATGAAAAGCGAAAAGATATGCCTACAGCAGGGAAGCGACTGGCGGCGTACCGTCAATGTCAAAGACGGCAGCGGCAATCCCGTCAATCTACTTGGAGCGGTCGCTCATTGTCAAATCAAGCAAAGATACAGTGATAAAACTCCGGTCATTAACGTGTCGTGCGTGATCGCTGATGAAGCGAACGGCACGATCACCATCGAAATCAAAGGCAAAGATACGGAGCGGCTATGGGTCAATCCGCACGAACGGCGCAATCGTGCGCTGACCTACGTTTATGATGTAGTACTCAAATTCGCTAACGGTGACCAGCGTGTAATTCTGCGCGGCGAAGTTGAAATGACTCCGCTCGTGACGAAAGGAGGCTAAAGCGTGAAAGACTATGACCAGATCGGCAATCGTGATGAATGGCCGAGTACGTCATGCGACTCATGCGGCGATGACGAAGTATCCGCAACGGTCGGATCTTCCACCACCGAAAGCGCGAAGTTAAGCGGTGGCGAGCAAGGCCCTCCGGGACCTCCGGGTAAGCAAGGTGAAAAAGGGGATCCGGGTCCGAAAGGCGAAACCGGTATCGTTGATTATGCGGCGATAAACAACTTCGTGGATCGAGCAATGGAACGTGTATGGGGCGCGCAAATTGCCCGTATGGACAGACTTGAAAGTGAAATCAAAAACAAAGTGAAATCAAGATGGTGGGAGGCATAAATAATGGCTAAAACAGAACATACGATAGATCAACTGACGGTAAATTGGCTGACGTATAAACAACTGCGAGCGTTAATTCAAACGCAGTCGATCAATAAAGATCAAATCTACATGATTAGCGACTGGAACGAAATGACGAAAGACGAAGTAGAGGCGCTGCTCAATCAAAAAATCAGTGACGCTACGTCGGGCATGCTTACCGAAATCACGTGGGCGAACATTAAAAACAAGCCGAATATGGCGGATTATGCAACGCTTGCGAAAGTGCGAGAGCTGATTGACGCGCTTATCGGTCAGGCTCCGGGAACGCTAGACACGCTGAAAGAAATTGCCACGGCACTAGGTAATGATCCTAACTTCGCTACGACTATGACTAAGTTAATCGGTGAAAAGCAAAGTAAGCAAAAAGCGCAGGAAACGAAGTCCGAGCTTGAAGGTAAAATTGCAGAAAAAGCGTCGGTTAAGGTCGTTCTTTGGGGTGAATAATAATGGCTAAACAAGTTAAAGTACAAACCGTGAGCGAGCTCGTTATTAATCAAATGAACGCCGCTACTTACTTTGAAGAGAAAGCGGCTGGTCGGCTGAAAGATAGCGAGGTTTATATTGTAGAGCCGGAGAAGCAAGACAAAATTGACTTTCAAGAGTTAGCGCGGCGTATTCCAACGTGGCAGTGGAAAGTCACACTACCAAAGTCGGATCATCAAACAGTCATGGCAATTACGAACGGGCAGATATACACAAGCGACTTTTACGCACAACAAGGAAGTAATGTTACGTTTAGCGCAAAAGCGGACGCTGGTTATACTGCCGGGATTGTATCACCGAGAAGCGTAACGCTTACGAGCGATTTAACAACGGTAACCATAACGGCGGCGAAAAAAGGCGTAAGCGTGCCGCCCGGATCTATAGAAATAAAAGATAGAACGATAGTTACCGTTCCGAAACTTGTTACGAGGCTTGAGTTTAACTTTAACGGCGAAAATAAATATGTAAAAGTGCGGCCGCAGCAACTCTTTTGGGTAAATATTTTCAAAGCATTGGTAAAAAATGAATCTGGACAAAAATTAAATGGTTTTGATTTTAATGCGATTGATAACGATCCATACTCAGATATGACTTCATGTCGTAGTATCGGATTTAGCAAGACCGAGGCGTTTAGGCCGTTGCGCATTTCGTGGTCGGACGAAATTAACAAAAAATCTCCTAATGCGGATATATCCTCATGGAGAGACGCTAAATAACAAGGCTTATCAGCACCTTAAACGGTGCTTTTTTAATGGGGCGAATTTTATGGTTAAAGAGATGAACGAAATAATTCAAGGCGTATCGGAGGCGATGACGAAACTCGCCGACGCTTGGTGGGTGAAGTCCTTTTTTTCCGCCTTAGGCAGCGGAGCAATCTGGTTGATCCATCTTAAACACGTTCAAGTGCTGGGCGTGTTTATTTTATTAGTGCTGATCGATCTCACCACCAAGTGGAGCGCACTCACGTATCAAATGCTCATCGAGAAAGGGGCGAAGCCTGAAAATATATCTGGCTTTGATAAGTGGATATTTATTCCGGTAGCGTTCGCCGAGGGGCGCGTGTCTTCGCGATTTTGTCGTAACGGCTTTTTTTATAAGCTGCTGACCTATACCATTGCCACGGCGGCGGGTTTCTGCTGGGACTTCATGACCGGAGCGGGGTTTGCCGTCAATCTCGTCTGGATGTACCTTGGCGCATCTGAGTTTTTATCTATTCTTGAAAACATGCGTGACGGCGGCAACGTTGCTATGGGTCGCTTTTTGGATCTCGTAAAAGATAAAGTCGAGAAGAAAATAAAGATGTGAAAGGAGAATGAGCAATGAAAGTATTTATTAATCCGGGGCATGCTCCGAACGGCGTGCCGGATCCGGGTGCGGTCAATCCGGTAACGGGTGATCGCGAATGCGATTATGCTTTAACCTGCGGCGAGCAGTTGAGGGATTATCTAATTGCCGCCGGTTGCAAAGCCGCTATGCTCCAGTCGGACAGTTTAAGCGAAATCTGCGAAACTTCAAACGCGTGGGAAGCCGATGTTTTTGTGTCCATTCACTGCAACGCATTTAACACGATGGCGCGCGGAACGGAAACGCTTTATAAGTCGGAGGCAGGAAAAGTATTAGCCGAATGTATCCAATCTCAAATTATTAATTCGATTGATACTCTTGATCGTGGAATCAAGCAAAGAGATCGCCTTTGGGTGCTGAATGCGACCAACGCGCCAGCCGTTTTAGTCGAATTAGCGTTCATCGACAACGCAAACGACCTCGAACTTCTGAAAACGCAGCTAAAAGCCTTTTCTGCGGCGATTGCGCGCGGCGTGACAGATTATGCCAGACTGTGAATAAAAGTCGGTAAAACGCGCTAATTTTCGTGACTTCTTTAAGCGAATGAGCAACAAAAGTACGATGTAGGAAAAATCGTGTATTTTTTCATAGGGGATGTACGTTGCTAGGAAAAAATAGCGGTTTTTTCATGGGTAGTGACGGCAGATGTTTCCAAAATGGAAATATCTGCTTTTTGATTTAGGGCATCGTTTTTTCAAACGCTGAACGTTTTCCAAAATGGAAACAGTTGAAAGCGAAATATGCAGATGTTAAAATGCGAGCAGGTGAAAGCGACAAATCCACGCGAGGAGTCGCAAAGACCTTGCTTATCTACGCGAGCGGCAAGGTCTTTTTTGTGTAATGTGTTATAATGTAATTGAATAGCGGTAAACCTACGGGAGAGCCGCGGGGACTTGCCTACGGATGAGTACGCAAGTCCTTTTAATTTGGGAATGTTGAACTTCGTAAAAAGTAGCATTTTCACGAAGTTAGAATAATAAAGGCGGTGAAGTTGAAAAAAATAGCCCCGTGGCGGAATTGACTTGATGACGAGCAAAATGTATACTGATTTTGGCAAGAGGAGGTGAGCCCATGTTAAAGGCAATGGACGTTGCAAACTATTTTATTGATGTTGGCGTTTTACTTGGTCAAG